CCTCCTTGTAGATTCAGAATTTAAAGTTACTTATAACGATCCACCAATCTTTGGATTTGGTGACGTAATGCTCAACTGGGACGACACGGAGTTGCTTGGGGAAATCAAGACAATGCCGAATGATGCCTTTGAGTATCGCAAGATTTCGGGTAAGCCAAAAACTGGACACCTAATCCAGTTGCTTATCTATATGAAGATTCTTAACAAGAGCAAAGCAGTGATGATTTATGAAAATAAAAACAATCACGAACTGCTAGTCTTTCCTGTTGAGTTGAATCAATACATGTATGAGTGGGTAGAGAACACATTTGGATGGATGAGAGAGGTTAGGAAGGCTTGGGAAGATAAGACCTTGCCTACTAAAAACTATCGTTCTAATTCAAAAATATGCAAGACATGTCCAATCCGTGAGGCTTGTGACTTGGCTGGTTCTGGAGAGATAAAACTTAGATCTTTGGAGCCGTTGGATGAAAAACAAACACTGTAAGTGGTGCGACCACACATTTGAAGCAAAAGTTTCGTATCAGATTTACTGCTCTTCTGAGTGCAGAGATCTGGCGACTAAGGAAAAGATATCGGAAAGGTATCAACTTCAAAGAAGATTACGCCGTAGAGATAAGCCAAGACACTGTAGGTCTTGCAGCAAGCAACTATCTGCATATAACGACAGCACCATTTGCGACACTTGCTCAAGCGATCCAACGGACGTTTCGAAAGTACTTAAGGAAATAAAAGGATTGATGAATGGTAAAGATAGGTAACACAAATGCGAAACCCAAAAATATTCTTGCCATTGATGCTAGCACTAATAGCCTTGCTTTTGCTATCTTTTCTGGTAATACCTTAGTAAGATACGGAAAGATTAAATTCGATGGAAACAATGCATACCAAAAACTTGGAGATGCTGCAGTCAAAACTTTGCCTTTCCTTAAACACTTTGAGATTGACGCAATTGTTATTGAGCACACTGTCTTCATTAACAGTCCAAAGACTGCTTCTGATCTTGCCTTGATTCAGGGTGCACTTTTGGGTGCTGCTAAGTTGGCAGGTATTAGAACAGCAGGCTCTATTAATCCTATTACATGGCAAAGTTTTATTGGCAATAATAAACTAACTACCAAGGAAAAGCAAGACCTGATGAATGAGTTTCCTGGCAAGTCAAAAAACTGGTATCAGAACAAGTCTAGAGAGATCCGCAAGCAGAGAACAATTAAGTTTGTTAATACTTATTATGACAAGGCGATCGAAGACGATGATGTAGCAGATGCAATTGGCATTGGTCACTACGCAATCAATAACTGGGGAAAGATTGACAAGTAAATGGCAAAACTGTATACTAGTGAAGTGTGGCTAAAGAAACGCTACCACCTGGACAAGAAAACTCCAGAAGAAATTGCAAAAGAATGTGGGACAAGCGTGGAGACTATCTATGTTTATCTTGCTAAGTTTGGATTGAGGAAGTCCAGAAGATGAGATACGTAAAACACTTTATAAAGGTTGCCAAAGGCCACCTCTCAAGAATTGGATGCAAGCACGAAGAGACCTACTCTGCATCATGCCCATTTACCGAACTAACATACACCAACTGCAAGAAGTGTCTAAAGAGAATAAGAATTGAGAAGACAGTATAATGCGTCAGAAAAAGGCCTCTATCCTTCCGCCAACCAAATTTCACAAAGAGCCAACGGTAGTTGTTGACGGCTTTGAGATTGCCGAGGGTGATATAATTAAGATACACGGAGAGCACGGAATTAAATTCAAGTTCTATGCCTTTGTAACCAATACAGAAACTGGCGTACAGTGGGTAGACTGCCTAGAACTTGATCGTGGAGTTGCAGGAGGAATGCGTTCATTCTATCTTGAGCGTGTAAAGAGAGTACCAGTTAAACGAAAGAGAGCAAAACGTGTCGTTTGAAGACCTAACAGTAGAACACCTTGATGCAGTAAACAAGGTTGTTGAAAAGTATCTGGCAGGCTCTGAGCCTACCCAGATTTCTAAAGAGTTGTCTATGCCACGACAAAAGGTTGTTGCCTATATTGACGAGTGGCGTTCTATGGCTGCAGACAATGCTGCTATCCGTGCTCGTGCCAAAGAAGCACTTGTTGGTGCAGACACTCACTATACTAAATTAATTAGTAAAGCATATGAAGTGATTGATGAAGCCACAACTATTGCCAACCTGAGTGCCAAGACTGCAGGTATCAAGTTGGTCATGGACCTAGAGAAGACTCGCATTGAGATGCTCCAGAAGGCAGGACTACTTGAGAACAAGGAACTTGCCGAAGAGATGATTGCCATTGAGAACCGTCAGGAAATTCTGGTGGGTATTCTAAAGGACATTGCAGCAGAACATCCAGAGGTAAGAGATAAGATTATGCGTAGGCTATCAGAAGCATCCAAAGATAAAGAAGTAATTACCGTGGTGATCAATAGCGATGTTTGATGATTTTCTAGATGCACTTAAGTCCGACAATTTTGCAGAGCGTCCTGTAGATGCTAAGACATTTGTTGAGGGCGAAGCGTATCTAGGACAGCCACCACTATCACAAGTTCAGTATGACATTGTTGAGGCTATGTCACAAATCTACAGGCTTGAAGATGTAATTGATTTGCTTGGCGACACAGAGGGTCGTAGGTATTACAAGAAATATACGAAGAATGAAATCATCTTGCAACTTGGTAAGGGTTCTGGTAAGGACTTTACATCTACAGTTGCCTGTGCATACATCGTGTATAAACTTCTCTGCCTAAAAGATCCAGCCAGATACTTCGGCAAGCCATCTGGCGATGCTATTGATATTATCAACGTTGCTATTAACGCACAGCAGGCCAAGAACGTTTTCTTTAAAGGATTTAAAACAAAGATCGAAAGGTCCCCTTGGTTTGCAGGAAGGTTCTATGCAAAGGCAGACAGCGTTGAGTTTGATCACTCCATTACAGTTTACTCTGGTCACTCAGAACGAGAGTCTCACGAGGGTCTTAACCTTATCCTTGCGGTACTAGATGAGATTTCTGGATTTGCATCTGAGGTTGCAACTGGTAATGACCAAGGCAAGACAGCAGACAACATCTATAAGGCCTTCCGTGCTTCTGTAGACTCACGCTTCCCAGACCTAGGCAAGGTAGCCCTGCTATCTTTTCCTCGCTATCCTGGTGACTTTATTTCTCAGCGTTACGATGCAGTAATTGCCGAAAAAGATACAGTCACAAGACAGCACAGATTTGTTATGAACCCAGAGTTGCCAGAAGACCAAGAAGGAAACTACCTTGACATTGAGTGGGATGAAGATACAGTTGTGTCCTACAAGTATCCAGGAATGTTTGCTCTTAAAAGACCAACATGGGTAGTAAACCCTACTCGTCAAATAGATGATTTTAAGTTGGCATTCTTTACAGACATGGGGGATGCCATGCAACGCTTTGCTTGCGTACCCACTTTCTCGTCCGATAGATTCTTTAGGCAAGAGGATAAGATTCGCAGTGCCATGAGCATTCGCAATCCTTTAGACCAGCACAGAAGATTTGATCCAGGATTTACTCCAGACCCAGACAAGACCTACTACGTTCACGCTGACCTTGCACAAAAGCATGACAAGTGTGCGGTTGCAATTGCTCACGTAGATAAGTGGGTTAATATTCAGGTTGGCAAAGATTACCAGCAGGTTATGCCTATCGTTGTAGTTGATGCGGTAGCGTGGTGGGAGCCAAAGGTGGAAGGCCCAGTAAACTTATCAGAAGTAAAACAATGGATTCAGAACCTAAGAAGGCTAGGATTTAACATAGGCATGGTGTCGTTCGACCGCTGGCAGTCGTTTGATATCCAGAATGAGTTAAAGCAGGTAGGTATGAGAACTGAGACTGTTTCTGTTGCCAAGAAGCACTACGAAGATATGGCTATGCTTGTCTACGAAGACCGTTTAATTATGCCAGCAATCGATCTTCTATTTGAGGAACTAATCGAACTTAAGATTGTTAAACAAAATAGAGTTGACCACCCTCGCAAATCCTCTAAGGACTTGGCGGATGCTGTGTGTGGTGCAATATTTGGGGCAATATCACATACCCCAAAGAACCAAAACCTTGAGGTAGAGGTTCACACGTTTAAGGATAGGCCAAAGACAGTCCTTGACACAGACAAAGACAATGTGATACAATATAAGCCTATGCCAAAAGACGTTAAAGAATACTTGGCTAGATTTGATCTAATCTAACAAAATAAATAATAAGGAGAAATAACCATGACTTCATTCAAGAAGCCACTAATCGCTATTGCATCTGCAGTAGCACTTGTCACCACTTCGCTGTTGGCACTACCAGCAAGTGCTGCAACCACAGCACTAACTGTTAACGCTGTTGCAGTAACTACTGCACCAACCACTGCTGCTAACGCAGTATCACTAGCAGTACCAGCAACTAACGTTGTAGATGCAACTAACACATTGAAGATTGCTCTTACAAGCGTTGCTGCAGGAACAAACGTAACTGCAACCGCAACTGATGCTGTATTGCTAACTTCGCTAACTGGTGCAACTTCTGCATCAGGTACAGCAACTGTAAGCATTCCCACAGGAACTGGAACTACTGCAGACCTATTTGTATTTACAAAGACTACAAAGACTGGATCTGTTGCAGTCACCGCTGATGGCGTTACAACAACCTACTTCGTAAAGGGAACCGCTGGTGCTCTTAACACAATCAAGGTTGACGCACCTACTGCTGCTCTAGGAACTACCGCAAAGGTAACTGTTACTGGAAATGACGTATTTGGTAACGTTGTATCAGGTTCTGTTATTGCACTTCAGGTTGTAAGTTCAAATGCAAGCAACACCTACTCAATCACTTCAGATGCTACTGGTGTTGCAACCAGAGAGTTGACTGGCCTAACCGTAGGTAAGTATGACCTAATCGCAACTGCTACTGTAGCAACCGCTGTAACTGGTCTTGCTGCTCCTGTGGGCTTTGTCCGTGGCGAGTTGAAGATCGTTGACCTTGCTGCACTAGTTGCAGAAAAGGATGCACAACTTGCTGTTGCAAATGGCAAGGTAACTGAGGCGGAAGCAAAGTATGCTGCACTCGTAAAGCGTTTTAACGCTCTTGCAACTCAGTACAACAAGTTCGTAAAGAACAAAAAGGTTAAGTTGATTAAGTAACTCAACTATAGATTTAGGGGAGAATGAAATACTTCTCCCCTTTTTCTATGCCTGTTTCATAAAACAATAAACTCTTTAAAAAATTTATAAGGAGAGTTTTGCAAAATCTAAAACACTATGGTATACTTTATACCTATCCCACTTTGAAAGGTCGGTTGATTATATGTCTGAGTTCTTCTCATTTAAACTTCCAGACGACTTTGTAGAAAAATACAAGGCACTGGAATCCCCATTTGGTTTCGTAGATGCAGGTGGAAACTCTCTGGGAGAGATCACTTTCGTCAGAACCTATTCTAGAATTAAAGATGACGGTACCAAGGAACGCTGGTACGAAGTAGTAAAACGTGTTATCGAAGGAATGTATTCTGTCCAGAAGAATCACGCCAAAGAGTCACGTTTGCCTTGGAATGACTACAAGGCACAGAAGTCTGCACAGGAAGCATTCGACAGAATGTTTAACCTAAAGTGGACACCACCAGGCCGAGGCATGTGGTCATTCGGCACACCACTAACAATGGAGAAGAGAAACTCTGCAGCACTACAGAACTGTGCAGTAGTATCTACTAAGGACCTAGACAAGAATGATCCAGGTGCACTGTTCGCTTGGGTTATGGATGCCCTAATGCTTGGCATTGGCGTTGGCTTTGACACACTGGGACAGGATAAGAATTTCCAAATCTATGCTCCTACAGAGCCAGCAGTGTCTTTCCAAATCCCAGACGACCGTGAGGGATGGGTAGAATCTACTCGTCTATTGATCAACTCATTCCTAAGACCCAACCAGCCTGTACAGGAATTTGACTACTCTTTGATTAGACCTTACGGTGCACCAATCAAGGGGTTCGGTGGAACTGCTTCTGGTCCAGACCCACTAATCAAGATGCACGACACTATCCGTCAGGCTATTGGTTCACGTGCAGGAGAGAAGTTTGACTCACGTGCTATCGTGGATATCATCAACCTAATTGGTACTTGTGTGGTTGCAGGAAACGTCAGACGTTCTGCTACGCTTGCTTTGGGTGTAGATGGGGACGAAGACTTCCTTAACCTAAAGAACGCAGAGGCATTCCCAGAGCGTAACTCGTACGACCCAAAGAATCCAGGTTGGGCTTGGATGTCTAACAACTCTATCTCAGCAACAGTTGGAATGGACTACTCAAAGTATGTTGACCGCATTGCAGACAACGGAGAGCCAGGCTTTATCTGGCTAGACGTTGCTCGTCAGTATGGTCGCTTGGCAGATCCAGCAGATGGAGCAGACTACCGTGTTGTAGGCTTCAACCCATGTGCAGAGCAGCCATTAGAGTCATACGAACTATGTACTCTAGTTGAGGTTCACCTAAACCGTCACGAGAGCAAGGAAGACTTCCTACGCACTCTAAAGTTTGCCTACTTGTATGGCAAGACTGTTACGCTTCTTCCTACGCACTGGCAACAGACCAACGGCATCATGCAGCGTAACCGCCGTATTGGAACATCACTAACAGGCATTGCATCGTTCTCTGATGAGCATGGCCTACCAACTACTCGTGAGTGGATGGACGAGGGGTACAACAAGATCCGTTTCTATGACAAGAAGTATTCAGAGTGGCTATGTGTTCGTGAATCAATTCGTGTAACTACAGTCAAGCCATCTGGATCAGTATCTATCCTATCTGGTGCCACTCCTGGTGTTCACTGGGGACCAGGTGGAAAGTTCTACCTACGTGCAATCCGCTTTGGTAACTCAGATCCAATGCTACACTTGTTTAGAGCAGCAGGGTATAAGATTGAAGATGACCTAGTATCAGCAGGAACTTCAGTAGTGTACTTCCCGATTGCATCTGGACAGAAGAGAGCAGAGAAGGG